CAAAGGAGCCTCAGTGAATCTAAAAATACTTATATACGATATCGAAAATTCTCCTAATATTTCATACACTTGGCCCGGTTCGATGCACGAACAGAACGTCATAGACATCAAAGAGAACTGGCAACTCTTGAGTGTAGCGTATAAATGGCTAGGTGAGAAAGAAGTCCACTGTATCTCTAAACAAGGTCATAAGTCTGACAAAGACCTAGTTAAGAAAGTCCATAAATTATTTGACGAAGCGGATGTCATTGTAGCGCATAATGCTGTCATGTTCGACAACAAGAAATGCCGCGCTAAGTTCCTCGAGCATGGCCTTCCTCCTCCAAGTCCGTATAAGACTATCGATACTCTTCAGATCAGCAGAGAACGATTTTCATTGAACAGCCATAAACTTGACGACTTGGGTAAACTCCTAGGCGTTGGTAGGAAGATCAAAATCCAAGAAGGTTTCGAGTTGTGGTTGGACGTCATGGCAGACAAACCCGAAGCCTGGACTAAAATGATTGCATATAACAAGCAAGACGTCGTCCTTCTCGAAAAAGTCTATTTGAAACTTCGTCCATGGATGGACAGACATCCGCATGTCGGTCTTGGCGGAGACGGGAAACGCTGTCCTAAGTGTGGTGGGACTCAACTACAGTCTCGTGGACAGCGCAGGACGATTCAAGGGTTTTATAATCGATATCAATGCCAATCTTGCGGTGGATGGAGTACTGATCGACTGAAGATCGAAAACAGTCCGTCGGCTAAATTAACAAATCCAGGATAAGCGGAGAGTGTGATGAAAATCAAAGTCCACAGAATCCATGCCAAGGCCAGATTACCTGAATATCAGACATCAGGCGCAGCAGGAGCAGATGTCTTCGCATGCGTCCCTGGAATGGGTGTCCTAATTTCTCCGGGGGATGCCAGGCTGATTCCACTTGGTTTGTCTGTCGAACTACCAAAGGGATGGGAACTCCAAGTCCGCAGTAGGTCTTCATATGCCCAGCGAGGCATCGTAGTCCGTAATTCTCCGGGTACGATTGACAGCGACTACAGAGGAGAGATCTTTGTTCTCCTGGAGAACCGCAGTCTTCATACCGTTGGTATCAACGACGGAGACCGTATTGCGCAGATCGTCCTGGCCAGGGCGGATCAAGCTGAATTCCTGCCCGCTGATGAAATCGATTTGAGTCAGACTAAACGCGGCAGGCGAGGTTTTGGTAGCACTGGGAAGTGATATGCCGATCTATGAATACAAGTGTGGCCGGTGTGACAACGTCTTAGAAGTCATTCAAAAACTGTCGGCTATTCCTTTGACTGAATGCCCGGACTGCGGCGGCAGTTTAGATAAACTCTTGTCTGCGCCTAACTTCCAATTCAAAGGCTCCGGGTTTTACCAAACGGACTATAGACGCAAGCTTAAGGCCGATCCGGAGTCCGATTAGGATCGAAATGTTGATCCAGGGTTTTCAGAGTGTCATCAGATGGGCCATCTACATTGCCCGCTGAGAACTTAGTCCTACGCCCGAAGTACAGAGAGACTGAAGTCAGAAAGAACTCGTCTAGAAGAGAACTCGACTGAAGGGCGTCGAAGGCCTCTAGGATCGTAAATCCTATCATCAAAACAACGGCAATACACAACAAAGTCAGGCTAACACTAGGCTTGCCTGTCGCAGGATCTGTCATCCACAGTTTCATTAAAACACCACACCCACTGACATTCCTAGAGTGCCATTAGACAGCCCCAGAGCGCCTATAGACAGCGGTCCTAGGAGTCTATAGGTCACACTGACCCCGTATGTAGGCGTCGAATGTAGGCCAGGGTAGGCCATTAGGGCGTTGATTCCCCAGCGTTTGGTGTCGTAGACTATGTCTTTCTCAGCCTTAGAATCACTGGCTGAATGGGACACGGTGTCGATGTCGTTATGCGTGACAGCTACTACAGTCTCAGTCCCGTCTTTATGTTTCTCAGTCGTAACAGTAGTAACACTGTGATCGATCTTATTCGAATCCCGGAGTGTGACAGTCTCAGTCTTAGTGATAACCTTAGCTGGCAGCGAATATCGACCTAAAAGTGCTCCCAGAGCAAAAGAGACAAAAACTGCAAGAATTGTCGCTTTAGTAACCATCAATATGGCCCCAGGAAATTAATGAGATCCGATAACCGGATAAACAGTGTCCTATAGTCAAGTGCTTCGCCGCTAGCAAAGGCAACGCCGACTACTCGCCCGTACGCGTCTAAAACCGGACTTCCTGAGTTTCCGGGTAGAATTGAACTCGTAGCGTATCCGGCATGAAATCCAAAGTATTGTACTGCGGCTTCGCCGGCATCTCCAACAAACAGTCCGTGCGTATGGGTCAATGGCAATAACAGTCCATATCCATAGACGTCTACAGAGTCTCCTGGATCGATGTCTATTTGAGAGACTCTCAATGCGGGTCGGTCGAGACCCTCGAGAAGACACAAGTCAGGCTGTCCGTCCAAGGCTTGTTCAATAATCCTGAGCGGAATCCTACGATTGCCGATGACAGCATTCACCGCCCCGGCTTTACACATATGAGCATTCGTAACTGTGTACTGTTTGCCCGATGGGGCCAGGACCTCAAATCCTGTGCCTCCCGATTGGCCTGAGTCAGTAAGGAGTTCTATGACAGACATCTCTGGATTAGCTCGGTTCGGCGTATGTAATGAATCAATGACACACATAACCATGCCTATTAAAAATAGTCCTATGAATACTTTGACGTGCGGTACACGGTATTGATTACGCCTGCCCAAGGAAGACCTGCCTTTCTTTTTCCCGCCTGGCCAGTAATCGCTGAGGGTCGTTACCCGCGCGCGTCCATTTTAAGAACCCGTCGGCAGCTGCCTGGATGTCTTCGTTGTTAAAAGCAGCCAATAGGCTACTGTTCGCTAATGCCGAACGTCCTTCGTTATATGCGAATGATGTCAATGCCGCCAATTGATTGTCTGTCGCATCGACCTGTACTAGTTTACAAACGCTGTCATAAAATCGTTGGACTGTTAATTCCAGCAAGGCTTGCGCACGGTCTTGGGTAATCGCAGGGTCTTGGATAGTCACAGGCGTACCGTCTTCGTAATACGTATTACCGTATCCAATTGTAGCAACACCTCGAGTGTCTAGATAAGGCCGCAGTCTGCATCCTTCAAGGCTTGCGATTAGAGAACACGCTTGGTCCAGGGCTGACACGAAGTCTCCGTTTGCAAAAGTTACATACAGGACATCTATACCAGTCTAACAGTTCAGGATCGTCTCGCATAGCAGTATGGCATTGGTCACAGAACTTGTAGTTGACATGATCATCGAAGGACTGAAGTAACTTTTTGGTTTCTTGCGAAACGGACTGTTTTGCAATCACTTCAGAAGTAATAGGATTCCGGCGAGACAACTGAGGACTCCTAGGATACCTGCGCCTAGTTTGACTACGAACTTAACACCATTAACATGTTCTAGAACAGGCTTCAGCTGAGACTTAAGGTCATCAAGCTCTTTGGTGTGGGCCTGGATCTGCGTCCTGACTACTGCAGAGTCTTCTAAGAGCTTGTCGAGCTTGTCATCTAGGCTCATGTCTATAACATACCATTATACCACACAATTCCTACACAATTTTATGATAGGTTAATGAAATGAAATACTTAGTGAAATACTCAGTCAAATACTTACATCATTTAATTGTCCTCAGTGTCTTCGGATGTCTATTTGGGTGTGGTGATCCGTCCGGTACTAGAGGGACACTAGGAACGCCAACGCCGTCGTGGCCAACACCTGTTGCTACGGCTACGCCCGATCCTAAAGATCATACGTGCCCAAGAGAATATGAACTCCAGTGTGATGGGTGGGGCATTCCGTGTCGCTGTGATAGATACGGGCATAACCAAGATTAGTTATAATATTCGCGGATACCTATGATATCTATGACATTCTCATGGTGGCCTGGAACAGGAGAAACGATGAATTTCAGAATACTAGGAATCGTGTTGATTCTTGTGAGTTGTGGAAAAGCAAATCCATTACCACAACCTAAGGTTGTTGTTCCGACTCCAACTACTAGACCAGACGGAGAGCCCTGTACTCCAAGTTGGATAACTTCTTGTTCTACGTTTTAGGAGAAGTGTGCTTCAATGTAGATTTGTCCACTTCCGCCATTGCCGCCGTTATATCCGGATGTAGGACCAGAACCCGCGCCGCCTGCGCCTCCATCTCCTATATTGTAGGTATAAGAAGTCAACGGTGTTGTAATTATTCCTTCGATGTATCCTCCGGCTCCGCCACCGCCTCCTGGATTATAACCTTCAGGTTCGCCAGTACCTCCGCCGCCTGCGCCTGTATTGGCCACGGCTGCGTGACCAGTGTCGGCGGCTTTACCTCCTCGACCGCTGCCGCCGAATGGAGAACTGGCCCCGCATCCTCCACATTCTGCGCTGTCTAATTGGGCAGATGAGGTAGAAGCTCCGGCACCGCCTTGTAACACGATTCCGGTGAAGTTTCCGCCTGTGGCAGTAGCAGAACCTCCGAATCCTCCGTCTAACCCATTGCCGCCATGCCCTCCAGAACAAACCAAGAAAGAAGAACCGAAAGTCGTTACGCTGCCGTCACTGCCTGCGTTTACGTTGGCAGCCCCTCCACCTCCGCCGCCGATCATCTTGATCTTAAGATATTTCGCATTAGCCGGGACTGAATAACTACCGCTTCCGCTGAGAAGCACAGTCACGGCAGGCGCCGTGCTGTTTGATAGAATTAGCCAAGGCGAACTTGGCGGGGCAGTCCCGATCAAAGGAGATCCGATTGCTTGATAAACTACGCCAGTAGACGCAAGTTGGACGATACTATTCGAGTAATACTGAGTCGATCCGTCGTACTCCGGAATTCCTTGCTGAAACAGGTAGCTAAGCTGATAGCCCCACAGATAATCCAAGGCATTAGAGTCCTGTACGGCAGGTGAGTTGTTACCAATCAAGGCCCCGTCCCAACCCGTCGCAAACGCCGCAGACTCTTGTTGAACTAGGTCAGGCGATACTGTAGCGCCGCTATATGCTGTAGGAGAGCCCTGCGCCAACGAACCGAAGACGGCAATCCTACTGCCCGTTGCAGTATTACCGAACAGTAACTGCGTAAATCTAGCTAATCGTCCCATAAGTCCTCACATTATACTATATCGGTAGTCCATATACGGCCAGTCTAAATGATAGGCTCCAGACGTATAACTCGCAGCGCAGTTCATGCCAACGGTATTTACTGTGTTAGGGGAACTGGGAGTCGCGTTCGTGTAGTCGCACCATCCGTACAGCTGGTTAGTACTAGGTGGGACTATGACTGCAATGCCGACTGCCATCGGTCTCGGTAACAGGTTCTCAGAGATAAACAAATCCAGCAGTCCAGAACTACCAATATCAGATGAGATGAAATACGTCATTTGCATCGGCGCTGTGTTTGCGTCATCGAAGACTTGGATTTCATCAGGGAAATATTGATACAAGAAGTTAGTAATCGTCGACAGATCGCTTGGATTGCTATTCGTAATGATCGCCATCTGGATCAATTTCAGGAAATCCGCGTCATCGAGTGTAATGGGGCCAGTCGGGCCGAAGCCGCTTCTAGTGACGCCTGCGTATTTCCCGAGGACATCTAACTGGACTCCTACTGCTATGTTAGACCCAAGGAGATTGAAGCCGTCCTGGACTGCGTTGGGAAGCATATCCATTACCGGCCCTGCGACTACTGCCTGGACTGTCGCAACAGCCTTCGTCTTGTTGGCATACTGGATCACCAATAATGAAGAGTAATAATCAAGTAAGTCTGCAGTAGTCATTAACTCACCGTTATAGTGACAATCGCCGTATCGGGCGTACTCGGATAACTGTCTGTGACCTTCACAACATCAGTCCCTGGAGTCGCGCCAGCGACATAAAGTCCAGACGAACTATTGATAGATCCGCCGGAGACGTTGGATTGAAAACTCCATGTCATAGTTCCGTATCCTCCGTTGGCTATAAAAGTCTCGCTGCCCAATGTTGAGATATTCAAGGCAGCAGTTACGCTTCCTCCGCCTGATGTTACAGACAAGATAGTATTGTCAGAACTGATATACATCGGTATGACTATGACATCACTTCCTGCGACGGAGAACTGCTCGTTGGCCAATGCCGGCGTCTGGATTGCGGCATAACTTCCGCTGACAGACAAAGCAAATAACACAGGATAGGCCATGGTATTTGGATCTATGTCTTGGACTAGTGTTGAGACTTCGTTGGCGTTGACTGCCGCGTCTACTCCTGGAACAAACAGTGTGGGAAGGCTACCTTGAATAGCTGCTATGTTAGGAGGCGTCACGCCGTCGATACTTGAGACTGTGATCTTAGTGAATAATGGGACTGGGTTGACATCATCCCAATGGACTGTAAACAGGGAGCCGTCTACCTGAGTGATGACATAACTCTGCGAGCCATACATTCCAGCTCCAGCGTTTCGTTTCGTATAGATGGCGTTAGCAATATCAGCGGGCGAACCACTTCCAGCAACGATGACCCAGATGCTGTGGCCTGGAAGACCAGCAAGGCTGCCAGACCCAATCGTAGTACTGGACGTATTCTCTTTGATGGCAGCAAAGGTAACTCCGGAGACGTTCTCGAGGGCAGCCAAAAGACCGGCCAGATAGCCTTGGCTAGGAAGAGAGACTGACTTTTGACGCCGGATCTTGAGTTGGGCATCGGTTTCTTCGTTAATCCCTAAGACAGAATAGGACGTAGGATTGTTGATACTCGTGACACCCAGGACGATCGTCACAGGGACGGTGATCGTATTAGGCGCGGAGACTATTGCTCCAGGGCTGGCCGCTTGGAACAGTAGGACATGACTTCCTGTGCCCGTTCCTAGGGACGTAGTCTGAAGCTGCCATTGATTGCCTGCGCCATCCGCCACTGTGTACACCGGCTGCAGAGTTTGATCGAGACCGTATAAGTTGACTGACTGGCTTGTGACTATCGTTACGTCAGTGACAGTAAAAGTTCCTGCCTGTCGTTGGATGCCGTTGATTGCAACGCGTTGATCGAGGATTGTACCGATTGCGTTGTCAGGATCAAAAGTGTTATAGATCTGCGTCAGTAGATTTTCAACGTCCAGCGTGCTCTGAATGAACGTCATCATCAACTGGCCGTCAGGAGTCTCTGGCCCGATGTTTATTGATGCCCCGTAGATGGCCTGAAATGCAGACGTATACTGTGCGACTAACTCAGCCTGCGTCTTAGTAACTAATCCCGACGATCCTAAAGAATTTGGCATCTGTTATCCTAACGTAGCCGTATCGAATTGAAATTGTCCCGACAGTGTACTGTAGACAGTGTTAACGGTGTAGTTGACAGTCAGCTGACGACTGGAGTTCAGCGTCAACGATGTCTGAACGAGGCCCGTGACGCCTACGGTGTTAAGTATCGCGGTATTGATGGCCAGATTGAGACTCACTCTGTCCTTACCGCCCAAGAGATTCAGCCAATCGATGCCCACGTTTGTAGCGAAGAAACAATCGCCTAGGAACATATTGAGATTCATGTCGATGTCCTGAGCGACTTCTAAGTTATTGGCGACATAGTTATTCAGCCCGGCTCCGAAAGTCCAATCGTGCTGAGAATCGAGGGCTCGACATATAATACTAGCTGCCACATCACAATTCTACCACAATTCCAGCACAATTAAGACTTAGGCTGTGATTATGAGACATCTGACAACTATGCTAAGTTTTTTGAGTATCTCAATGTATTTAATCGGATGCGGAAAAGTCCACAGAAGTCGCTGCCGAGAAAATGTCCTATGTGAATGCGTATTCCAGGGAGAGAAAGAATATGTCTTGGGTTGTTATATGACAACTATTCCAGTAGTTGCGCTATGTCGACGTTGACTAACGCTATCTGTGCAGTGGCTGGATTACCGGGCGTAGCGGCATTGAGTAAGCTCAAGGCCGTCGCAATGTCCGTCAGCGTCGTTTTCAATGACACGAGGTTATTCTGTAGTGTCAAAAGATTAGTGCTGGCATTGAATCCGACTTTTGCGTTGCCGTCGGTCAAAATGGCTCTGTCTGGATCGAAATTGAATCCTAGAGGATTGAAGCCCACTAATGCCATGGCATCTGCAAATGAATGTATCCTAGATGAAGCCACCGGACCAGTCCTGGCCCCTGCGAACCAGTTGTCTAGATCCCGGTCATTAAATAGGATGAGACATTGATCTCCTGGAGAGACCGGCATATTCAATGCCGCAGTGTCTCCACCGATTGTTATCATCGGGCAATCGATCATCATCGGGTATTCAAACGTCTTCAGCTGGTAATTTCCTTCTGAGACTTTCTCGTAGTAAGTCCTGGAGTAGTTCATAGTCGCTGTCACGACTCGTATACTCCCGCCGGCTACAGGTACTGTCCTAAGAGATTGGATGGTCGCCACGCCATGGCAGTTAGTACTGGACATGACGTCGTTCTTCCACGCAGCCAGGACATCCTGTAATGAAGGATTAGCACGAGGAAGACTTAATGGTACAGTCGGAGCAGCCACGATTACCTCAACATAATTCTATCATAATCTATAGGCATACTTTAATTATGGGATTAGACATAGTCTTCTATGCATTACTAGTGTCATTCGCAGCCATCGGACTCTCGATTGCGGTTAAAGAAAAAAACAATGTCCTGGCCCATCCCAGGACTTGGCAGGGTGAACAGTTGATACCGCCGCCTTCTATACCCCAAGACGGGCCTGGACAGGAGCAAAAACGCCCTTCTGAAGACCGACACGGGTAACGGCCTCTCCTGAGACAGCCAGAGATATCACACCGTGATGATGAATACTTGAGACTTGCTGAATGCCGTTATAAGTCTGCGCGGTACTGGATTCTAGATTGACCTGACTGCCTATCGCCAACCGAGGCTCAAAGAGGATGTCCAACTCAATGAATGTCTCTTGTTTGATCGGGGTATTCAATAACCCAAAGCTAGAGTCTATGACTAGGATGTCGCCAGCGAGGCATTCAGTCGGTAATATGGCATTGGCCTTCAAGTTGTCTATGAAAAAATTCGTGTGCGTCAAGTCCCGCAATAAGTCAATCGTATTCCCAGAGTACGCTCCGCCTTTCGTCAGTTTGTAATCATAAGACGCACTGATTGCGCCTTGGGAGACTCCATATGGAGCCAGGTCGGCTATAAGGCTCGCTATGACTGATGACTGCAGTGTCCCGGATGGATAATTGATAGTACTTCGAGCATTGCCGAAAGCCGCGCCGCCATCGAAGGCTTCTATGTTGGTGATGAAGTTCACGCCCTCACGAACCGAGTATGCTCGTATGATATTACCGGTAAAGACTACGGGCCAGTTGGGACCGGGACCGTAACCTGCCTGGAGGGTTACAAATAAGATTTGCGGAACATCGGGCGGTAGGAACTGGCCGACGTACTGATCGAATAGGATCTGATCTCTATGCTTCTGAGACAAGTTGTAGACTCTGATCTTCGCTTCATTGGTGCTGGGGTAGTTATTCCTTGAGATATCGAATTCGACAGTAAACGGCATTTCGATAACCAGGTCCACACCGGGGCCTTGAATAGTCAGCCGGTAATTCAGCCCAAACTTTCGGATGTTATTACTAATCCCAGGCATTATTTACCATTCAGAAATTCATAGTACTGATGGACTTCTGTTGCATTGAGTATAAAAAGATTAAACGCACCACTTGAGAAATCATTTTGTTGCGTCGGTTCTCTCTTCAAGTTGACGTTAGCAATGCACATCAATCCAAACGGAATCTGATTTCTGAATTGATGAAGGATATTAGGAGAGACTGTCACTCGAGTGCCGTTCAACACGAATGTTTTGTACGTCAACGACTGCATGAACCATCCGTATTGTTGTGGGATGTATTCAAGCGTCAGCCCGATTAGCGTTCCATCGGGCAAAGCCAGAGACTGCTGCTGGACTGTGTCATTCGTAATCTGAGTCACCTGGTACATTATGCCACCGCCGAAGGTGAAAAGATTGTAGGACTAGTAGTCAGCGCTGACGTACCTAGAGGCACAGTTCCGGAGGCTTGATTCTGTAACCTACCTTGGGCGTTGTTTGCTACGTTATTGTATAGAGTCGTAGTCGAGAAACTCGTACTGGCAAATCGGATTTGTTTGAATGTGACTTCGAAGTCTGTGATCATCACAGTCTCAGCAGACTGGATTGCCCTGAGACTTTTAATAGCCATGTTCTGAAAGATAGCCCACGGCGTCTGTACCGTAAAGAGTACACGATTGACCCAGTAGCCATAGAATTGCTGGAAATACTGCTGCTGAAGCGTCTGGTTGGGCTGTGGAGATACAGAGAGCCCGTCTATGACTGTCTCCCCTCCCTGACCGGTGATCGACGCCAAAGCGGCTACAGAGCTGTTCAGGAGGCTAGCGGCAGTCTGGTAAGCAAACAGGGCTTCGTTATAGGCAATCAAAGCCGTAGTAGACAAACCAGGAGCATATCCTGATATGGCTGTCAGTTTTTGCGCGACTTGTTGAGCAATCTGAAAGGCCTTGTTCGGCGGAACGTTATTCAGTTCGCCGATAAATCCCTGAGTCGTGATAATCACTGGCCTCAAGGCAATCTGATTCTGAATGGCTGTATTATCTTCGACGAAATGGTCGGTGATATCACTTTCAATAGTACCCGTGTTCTCACCCTCGTAGTGAAATACAATACTCGGCGGCAATGGCAAAGGAGAGCCGTTCGTGAGATTAGTAGGTGTGGGTTGATAACCGACCGTACTCTGCGGGGAGACTAGCAATAGATTGCTGACGCTAGAGATTGCAGATGAGACAGCACTTAGTGTGGAAATAGCCATCGTCTTCCTATTATATCACGGAATGGATTGCGGCAACGCCCTGAAAGCATTGTTGTTTTGTTGGTCAAGATGTTGTTTGACGATCTTGGCTGTCAAGTGTGGGTCGTGTGCCTCGTTGATATTAATCGTCGTATGACTAGTAGGTACGACTCCCGCAGGCTGTAGGCCTGTACTCAAGGGTTTGACATACTGGGACACAGATTCAAAAGCATTAGTCAGGCCGTGCCCGATCTGATTTACTATCTCAGCGCCCTTGCCTTTACGAATCAAGTCTACGTCCTTGGCAGCAAATTCAGTCACACCTGCGGTTATGTTAATCAGTTTCGATATGCCTTTGAGGACTTGAAGTTTTTCAGCAAGACTAGCAAAGGCGTTTACGAGTTTAAGGACTGCGTCAGTCAGCTGAAATAGATCTTTCAACAGACTCGGTCCGAATCGGACGTTCAATCGACCCAAGGCATGCTCGACTTTATCTCCTAATTGAGACCAAGCTATGGCCATCTTATTCAAGGCATTGATCTCACCCGGCGCATACCGATGACTCAATGAAACTTTCTCGAGGTCCAGAGTACTAGTCTTCAAGGTTTGGATAACATCATTGCTGAGCCCAAAAGAGGCCAGGATTTTGTTAGACTCTGGAAGACCCTTAGTCTTCTGGGCATACTCACGAAGTTTGTTGAGGACGTATTCGGTATCTCTGGCCCTGCGGACATCAAAGCCAACGGTGTTTATAAGCGCCCCAAGGCCCTCAGGGCGACCTTTGCCGAGGACCATCTGGGATATCACCCCTTGGACTGCTTTAAAGTCCTGGGCCACCTGTTGTGCTGAGACGCCCGACTTTAAGGCCAGGTACTGCCATCGTTGAAGCCTGTCGGCTGAGATTCCGGTAAAGTTCTCGAATTGTTTGAGATTCTTACCGGCCTCATTACTCTGCTCACTGAACTGCTTGAATGCATAGATGGCTGCTGAGACAGCAGCAACGGCTGCAGACGTAGCAATCGCTATGTCCACCATACCGGACTTGATGTCTTTAAGAGCGCCGGAGGTCTTATCCGCCCCTTTGACGCCAAGCTGTACAAATAACTCAGCTATCTTCACGTAACTGATTCCTTATTTCTTTCTTAGCCTCAAGCCGTTCAAGACGATGAGTCCGAGTCTTAGTCAATCTACCCGGCACAGCTCCGTGATTTCGGGAAATCGGTCGCCGTCCCCAATATTCATCGCCAAGCGGACGTCGATTCTTAATACTGCGGCTCATGGTAATATCTTAGCATGAACTGTGTGATATACTCACACGATGGAATTCGATCCTGTCTGGACTGTGGTATGGATTGTCGCCCTGGTGTTCTTCTTGGCTACATATTTATCTAGTTTCGACTAATCTTTTCGGTTAAGTTCAATTGCTGCACGTTCGTAGTCATTGAGGAATTTCTCATAATACAGGGCCTGCAATACCGTACGCGCGTCGAATTCACGGACTTCATTAAGAGATCCATAACCAGCTTTGACTAGTCGGAAATATATCAATAAGTCATTGTCTACGACTTTTGTTGAAGGTTCTGAGAGACTTGCTCCGAGATACGACCTGACAATTGCCCAAGGTTTTTCATAAAAGGGCGGATGTTTGTGAGCGCCACCTCGAGACAGACTTGGAGATAGTCCTCCCTGGCCTCTGCCGGTTCGAATGTCTCCGGAGTGATCTTGCGGTCGTTATAATGCACGCGTTTCATGCACTCATCGAGACATTGCTCGATACGCTTGCTGCTGAATCCTGCACAAAAGAGGTCTTTGAAGAGATTGAGATCGACTTCGGCGTTAGGATCTAGCTTAAGACTCTTCAATTCCTCAAGACAGGCCTGATATAGGGCCTTGGAGACGGCAAAAGGACTCAGAGTGATCTTAAGTTTAGCGCCGGAGGGTAACGTGATGTCTTCAGTCAATTTTGAACTCCTTGTACGGAACGGGCTTCATGAATTTGTCGTATGCGGACTTTGCACAAGTATCACACAACCTGAGCATCTCAGTAATTGAGCACTGTTCTGGATCTGTAGTATTTTTGAAAGGCAGCACCAACGGCTCAATTTCACAACCACATTTATGACAATTATTGATAATAAAAGTATCCATAACATCACACAACTAAGTCATCAACAGTCTTCCGAATCCCTGTCGATTATGCCTCCCCTTCTAGGCGGCTGCATATTCGATATTAAGACTATACTACGTTATGATTGTGAAGGAATTATGAAAACAGAAAAATTCTCGGCCTTGGATTGGGATCTAATGACACCTTACCAATCCAACGTTACCGTGTCATCGGCACCGGATCAAGTAATAGTCCGCTGAGCACTCGCGAATTTGATCGAATACTCTGCCACAGATTGAGTCGCATCGCCCTCGACGTTTGTCTTACCTTCTATGAGTTTCTGAAAGACTCCGCCAGAGAGGATATACGTGTCATTCACGACATTGCCTTGACCATCGCCGATCAATTTTACGAAAGTCCCGATGACATTGACATTGCCCGCGAAATTACCTTGCTGAGTCAATTGAAGGCCGTTGAGGAACTTGTCGTCAGCTGAACCTCTGATAACTCTGAGTTTGGCCTCAGCGTTATTGCCCATCTGATTCTGGCCGTAAATTGTATTCCCATTCTTACCGGTCTTAACGGTTGCGATTTCCGAAGGAAATGAAAGTAATACGCAATCTCCATCGGCGAGATCGCTCAACACAGTGTTATTGAGGCTGATTGCATCGGCCCCGCTCATAGCCACAGTAGCCATTATCTTAGTCCTTTCAAATACTTATGCATTGACCACTACGATCACATCGCTGCTTTGTATAGCTCCAGATTCCTTCACAGCGATTTGCACTAGACTAGCTTGTCGTGCGGCTCTCGCAGAAGCAGCCTGTTGACTGACCGGTTGGCTGTAGATGTAATACCCGAGTTGACTGATGTTGTTATAGAAATCTGATTGATTGCCGAACGTTGTAGCACTTGTCCAACTGCCTGGAGCAAGATAAGCGTTGTTGACAAACTGCTCGCAAACCGCTCTATACGCGCCCTTGAGACCAACCATGCCTTGCTCAGTCTGCGGAATCTTAGTAGCAGATTCGGCTAGGTAATTGAATCCTGCTACTTCCAAGGCAGAAACAAACGCCAATAGGTTGTAGACATTGTCAAAGAACTGGTTTGCTCCAGAAGTAAACACCGCCGGTACGCCTTGGATAGAAACATAACAGTCCGCTCCGGCGACTTGCGCTTCATTGAGCAACGTCTGCGTCATAGTCGGATCAGGAGATACGCCAGACAGTTGCTTAAGATGCATCGTCTCAGTAGTGTTACTGCCCGCAAAGTTAGTGCTCAAGGCCCGACCAGCATAACTGGCCATCATATTAAGAGCAGTAGACTCACTGCCGCCATAGTAGAGACATCGAGTTTGATTCAGAGTCGACTGTTGAACGTCATAGAAAAGGCCTGATGGACTTCCTATATCTGTCGAATCATATGATACGACGAACAGTATCTTCGTCAAAGCCTGAATGACTGCCGCAGCCGCTAGGACATCAGCGCTACCAAGATCGGCAGCCGTGAGATTTTCCATCACACCGAAGTACTGAACTAAGTCTTTAGTCCTAGTAATCGCTGCCGCCAACGTCTCACCAGATCCAACAATTGCTGGAGTTACCGTGACAGCACTCCCAGAACCGTTAAGAAGAGTATTAGTTCCGATTGTAAACGCAGCAGGCGTTCCATAAATTCCGTAAGTCTTCACGACCAAGGCCGCAGAACCTGAACCTATGGAGCCAGTGACTGAAGCTTGTTCAAATCCCGGCAATGCTTGGATTGCTGCTTGAATGACACTCGTAGAAGCATTATAAGCAATCGTTGCACTGCCAGAAGCGGTGACTAGTTGAAAAGATCCGGCAGTGGGCGCACTTGAGAATCCGATGTCTTCAGTTGCAGCGAGTAAAGGGATGACTGCCAGGTATCCATTGTTGGCCAGGATATTGGGCTGCTGCGAGAAGACTTGGTTACCCATTGCGAACGTCTCTGACGACGTCCCAAAATCGCTGCCTAATTGACTTGGATCGAGATACAGTGAATATCCAGCAGAACCGAACGAGTTTGCGTACGCGTCAGTCGTAAACAGCGCCAAGTTGCTGGTATTAGGCAAGTTCAAAGCAATTGGAGCTTCGGAGACTGAGATATTGATGACGTTTGCAATAGACAGCTGCATGCAAGTATTATACCTTTATTGGCCTAAGTTTGACAATCGATCTAACTACAGTCTGGCCATTATCTAGGTCTTACGAAATTCCATACTTAGTCTGGAGATACGCTAGGACTTGAGAATTCTCAGTCGGAGACAAGTTCTTGGTGTAAATCACAGCCTCGGCTATCAACCCATCTAATAAATAAATCGTCTGATCTCTAGACCCGACCGTCCCAAAGTCGAAATTAAATGTGCCATCAAAAACTCCTGTCACAGGCTGTACTGTGCCATTTACGTACCCTACGGCACTTCCTGCTGTGTCGTGTGACACGGCACTGAGGATATAAGAACTGCCTGTGTATAGAGGCACCGACCAATGTGCAGAACTCCAGTCTGTCTCAGCTGCTCCTCTGTCAAACAAAGACAATTGGGCGGGTGTTCCGAAGAAAATAAATCCTCCGTCAGCTACCGGCGTGTCTCTACCAAAGAACCCGACGCTATCTAGACTGTTTAGATTAACGACAATGAATACCGTAGCAGCGGAGATGCCTTCGATAGGTGAAGCCAATGAGAAATAATTCCCTCCGTCCAGAGCAACTGCACCTCTGGATTGTAGACTGTCAGATCCCCAAGTCACTGGATCTCCGTTAGCCGTAGCATTGTTGTTGTTACCGCTTTTGTCAGCCCATGCCGTGACCGCACTGCCAGAAAATGACAACGTACTGACGTCGTCACCGTCCAACCACAGTCCGAGACTTGAGATAAAATTCGGGCCGAATAGTGATATCGATCCAACGGTCGACGATTGAGTACTACCGCCTGCGTTGACGGCGTAGGCCGTGTAATAATAAGTATTACCCGATATTACAGTCGTGTCTACGAATGACAATCCGGAGGTACTTCCTATGAATGTCGGAAATACTGAAGACGTACTTCCTCTATAGATCTTGTAATAACTAGCTTGCCACGCAGAGGTGTAATTAATAGTCACTTGTTGATATGACAATACTTCAGTCGACGTAATCGAAAATGACAACGGAGGCGGTAGTGCTGCAGATTCAATACTCCACTGAGATGCTGCGAATGTCGATCCTGCTGAATTCATTGCCAGGACTTGGTAGTAGTATTGAGTCAGCGGTTCGGTCGTATCATCAGTCATCTCATTGGTGTCAGTCGTACCTATGACAGTCGTCCAAGAACCGGATACAGTCCCCCGCAGAAGTCGGTAACTGCCGGCATTTGCTGACAACGTCCACGCAAGTTTAATAGCCATCGACATCCTCCGCGATAAGGATACTAAATGGCCCCGGAGCCGAAACTGTCGGTATGACTGGACTACCGTCTGTAATGACATCGACAGATTGGAACGATCCAAAATAGCTGGGATTAGTAGTCAAAGTAGAGAAGTACTGAAGATTTGCGGACAGATAGAAATGATAAGGAATAGCCGCACCGTCGACAACTCCGATATTAGTAAATCCAGTAGTCAACGGGGCAATGAAAAACGAATTCAATTCCATCTGGCTTTCAGCATACGGAGACGACAAGGCCAGTAAGACTTGTTCCTTGAGATTCAACGCTGCAGTCGACCGGCTGAAGATGTGGATACTCAGGTTGGCCAACATGTTCACAGACTGAGTGGCTGCCAAAGTACTACTACCGCCGACATATTTAGGCCGGTTACCGAAAGGCTTGCAGTAATTGACTCCCACAGCTACGTACAACCGGGAATCGGGCGGAATGTTGTACTTTTGGTTATACAGGTAGACTTGATCATTGGCCAGGCCCATTGAAGTCTGTATGACATCGCATACCAACTCCAGGGCAGTACAGACTAGGATACTCCCAGTCACAACATTAGCACTGGCATCTGTGACTTGAATGACGTCCAGGCCTGTATTACTGGCTGGAGAGACATAGATCCCCGTACTACTCCCGATCGTACCGCCTGCGCCTCCTGGGAGGACGCTGAAGACATACGGCGCACTGCCTCCACTGGCCCCAAATGGGACACTCAAGCTACCGAAGGTAACAGCGCGATAGTTTTGTAATAAGGACAATGCCATGTACAGCATAATTCTATCACATTCTAATGACAGACTACTTTTAAAGGAGAAGAAGTCATGAAAGTCATGCAAGAAATCGTTGAAGTCTCTGGCGAAGGTTTTGAAGGACTACTTGGTAAAATTATTACCGTATTCTGCGCCAACTATATCTATCAAGGAAAACTCGTAGGCGTAAATCAGACCTGTATTAAACTCGAAGCTGCAAGTATCATATACGAAACTGGCCCGCTGAATGGAGATCATCGAAAAGACGCCCAACCGTTTGGCGCCAAATATCACTATGTTCAATTCTCGTCAGTCGAAAGTTTTGGAGCCGTGAAATGAAGTCATTTAAACAAAAATACCGGTCGGGGTCGGGGTCAGGGTCAGGGTCGCGGCCGTGGTCGAGGTCGTGGTCGCGGTCGGGGTCGTGGTCGAGGTCGAGGTCGGGGTCAGGGTCGCGGTCGTGGTCGAGGTCGGGGTCGGGGTCAGGGTCGCGGTCGTGGTCGTGGTCGGGGTCGTGGCCGGGGTCAGGGTCGAGGTCGTGGTCGTGGTCGGGGTCGTGGTCGAGGTCGTGGTC